TACCATCCCCACTTGCTTGAAATTGTTTCCTTCTCATCTCCCTCATCTGCTTGTCCAAAGATCGCACTGAATTGACTGCTAATTCCCTTCTTATATTCCAAAAAAAAACCAACATCCCATTCAGATATGATGCACTCACTTCTCTGAACTTGTCAGCATCTCTTGTGCCTTCATACGGTTTGATCTCGTACTTATCTCCGAACTTTCTGGTGATTGGTCGGTACATGATCGCCATGAGTTTATGAGCATTCCTTTCAATGCTTTTGGTGTATTCCTCAGAATCAACATATTCACCAGTCGTAAATTCTGACCAGTCTGGAATGAATCCATACTCAACTCCCTTTACCTTGATGATCTTGTGGTGTTTGGTAGTTGGGCATGATAAGATTGAATCAATGTGTCTTGCTCCTTCTTGAATCAACTTGATAGGTAGTTTCTGTATCTCATCATAACTGATACCTGCATAGATTTGAACCTTCTCAATGTCTGAAAGATCTCTTGTGCCATGCTTCAAAAGTTGGTCAATAGTAATGTCCTCGTAATTCAAGGGAAGTTCTAATCTCATAATCTGATAACAATTTGTGATGTGTTTCTTGCTTATCCTACTGCATACTTGCCGTAATTAGGTTTGAGTTGTCGCCAAGTGATTGCATATCTACTTGCATCCATGAAGTGATTGAAAGCATCCACTGGCTGATTAGTTAGGTTTCCATTCTTGTCCTCATGGTACTTGTAGTTCCTTAATTCCTTAATTCCATTCACACTTCTGGAAGTGATGTAAAGTGGCTTTGACTTCATGAACTGAATACCACTCCGAACACTGTCTGCTCCCTTGATACATGGGTGAATGTTTATGCCGTACTTGTGGATCTCATCAATGGACTTTGGCTCTGCTGAATCTGCAACTACTGGTACATTATATTCACGAAGAACCTTTGCGATGTCTTGATTGCTCATGCCAGTTGAGTACACAATCTCATTGAGCAGGAAACCCAATCCATCATGGTACACTTCAACAATGGATGTTGGATCATTGGTGTACCCAAAGTCAAGCCCTATGTTATACAACTTGAATCCCTCTGGTATCTTCTCAACCTCCTTGTAGTGGGTGAAGATTGTTGCCTTGCTTGTTCCTCTCTCTCCAAGACCATACACCCTCCAGAAGTTCTCATCAAGGTCTTTCAACCTCTCAATCTCATCAATGGTAGTTTGCTCAAGAAATGGATTGTCTTTGTAGGTTGTCTGGAAGAAGTCTGCATCTGGTCTTGTGAGAACTTGGTCATATATCCAGTGGAATTCATCACTTGGATTGAAGTCAATGATTATCCTATCCTTTGTCCTCAAGATAAGTTGTCTCCAATCCTCAAGGCTTATCTCGTTCGCTTCATTCACATACAGAATGTCTCTCTTTCTACCTCTGACCTTTTGTGGCTGATCCACTGAAATGAACTCAACCAGATTGCCGAACAACTTGTATGTTCCTTCACTCTTGTTGTGAAGTGCAGGATTGTACCAATTTTGGCTCTCCACTATCTCAAAGAAATCCCTCATTGCAGATGCTCGAAGTGAAGGGAATGTCTTTCTGCAAATGGTAATCACTTGTCCTGCATTCTGGTTCTTCCAACAATACTCCAACAGAACCTTGAGGATGGAATAAGTCTTACCAGATCTTGTTCCTCCTTGATGGACTTGTATTCTGCTCTTGCTTTCTTTTACATGGTAGTATGTTGAACTTTGCTTCATTCAAACCAACTTGGCTTCTCGTTTCCTTGTGTGATGTTGATGTCTTGGCTCTCCACATATCCTCTGTTCTTTCCTTTGGTCTTGAGGAAGAAGATTGTTGCCGTTGTATTGCCATCCTTGATTTGTTTGTGTAACTGGCTCTCAGCAAAGTCCAGAGTAATGTTCTGGATGTCCTCAATGGAGTTCTTGTACTCATCATCTTCCTTCATCCACTGGTAATGAATTGTCCTACCAATACCAACTGATTTGCAGGCAGTGGTAACCACTCCAAGTGATTTCTCCATTGCTTCAATCATTGCCTTTTTATGTTGTTCAGTTTTGTTCATTTCATTTCAAAAGATACGGTTAACCTTTGAGCGGAATAATCTATTTCGCTGTTAATTATACTCCCTTTATATGGAGTGTTTCTACCAAATGACTTACATCTCCACTTGTTTCTTTTCTTTAAGGCATATATCAACGATGGTGCAGAAGTTACTATTGTGTATCTCTGTTTCTGTTCTTTATAATGTTCTCCAACTGACTCAAGCAATTTTATACCTATTCCTGCTCCTTGAAAGTCTGGCAAAATAACCAATCTATGTACTTTCTTTATATTCTTCGCCTTTGGATGAGGAAAATGTAAAACACTTATGAATCCTGCTAACTGATCATTGACATAAGCTAAAAATACATTGGCTGCATTGTTATGAGTATGGCTTAAATAGTGATGTTTAGCAAAGATTTCCCATGACTGCTTATCTTTTGTATGGAATATCTGGAAGTTGATTTCTGGTCTATTTTTTTTTTGCCCTTCATTTGATTGAAAGGTCATACTATTAGTATCAAATACCCAATCTGGAAGTAACCAATCTTCAACATCATTATGACAAGTAACTGCAATGAATTGCTTTTTCGTTTTTCTTATTGCCTTTTGAACTGCAAATGAACCGATTTGCGCAACATTGCGATCTACAACCGATGTAAATTCATCAAAAACAATCATTTCTTGATCTTGAAGCAAAGAGTTAGCAAGATCCACTCTCATCTTCTGTCCATTGCTTAATGCTGAATAAGGTTTCAACCAAGAAGGTGGTGAAGAAAAACCAACGGAATTGAACATTGAGGTTATCTCATCCACGCTTTTCTCCTTCGGCATATCATCCAAGATACATTCAGCAGTATAACTTAACTCTGTTATGTATGACTCTGGAAATAACTCTTTTGATATTGTGGTCTTTCCAGTTCCAGATGCACCTACAATCAACCCAATTTGCCAATCTTTAGGAACATCAATACATCCCTTGAATCTTTCCTTAATGTGATTTGATTGCAGATCAAACTTACCAATCACAGAAGCTACTCTGAATGACTTATTGGGTTTACATTCTCTTACAATGTCAAAATTCGGCATGAGTATCCATCATTTATGAGATTATTATACATTTTTTCCTGCTCCTCTTCTGTTTCAAGATCAATCTCAATCTTGAATGATTGTTTCAAGTTATCTGATAAATCCTTTTCATCTTGAACATCATCATTGAAAGGAAAACCATCCAATCCCCAATCCTCAAGGTCTGTTGTGTTCCATTCATTTGCTAAAATATCCCAATCCCACTCACCAAAGCCCACATTGTCTTTGATGATAAACTCGTTTTGCTTCTCCTCGCTCCAGTCCACTACTTTGATGAACACTTCTTTCAGTCCTGCTTCTTGGCAGGCTCTCAATCTCATGTTACCTCCAAGAACCACCATGTCTTTGTTTACTACGATTGGTCTTGCTTGCAACATCTCTGGGAACTGCTTGATGCTTTTCACCAGTTTCTTGAACTTTTCATCCTTGATGTAACGAGGATTGGAATCATTCGTCTTGACTTGGCTAATTTTTACTTTCTCCATCATCTGTTTTTTAGTGCTTCTCTTGCTTCTTGAACCATTTGCTTAACACAACTTGTGCAGGATGATAATTGCTTCCCTGCTTCAAAGGTCTGGTTGTATGCCTTGTAAAATTGCTTTAGTTCCTCATTGCTGAACCTTTGATACTTGTCTGCAATCTCAACAAGTTTCTGGAGATCTTTAATGGCATCTGCATCCACTTTGCTCACCCACTTCTTTAGTGGACATGATGCAGTCTTGAATTTGGTTTTCATAGGCATCACACAACCGCACAATCTTACTTTCCGCTTCTTACCTTTTACTGATACCAACTCTCCAATATCATCTCCCAAGACCAGTGTTCCGCAACTTCTGGTTATTTCATTGTAGTGTTCACATCCTTTGCAGATGCTCATTCTTTCCTCTCTGGTTTTTCTGTCAATGAATATCATACGTTGTCTTTGATTATTTGTCTCACTTGGCTCAATGTGTGATAAATTGTGCTTATTGGAATACCACTTTCCTTGCTCAGTTTTGTCATGTTTTCTCCACGAAGATACAACTCAAATATCGTTCTGTCAAAATAGTCAAGATGTCTGAGAACAACATCAACCTTCTCAATGGCTATTCTTCGGTCAATATCGTGTTCTTCCGGAATGTTCTCAACCTCCTCATGGTCAATCTTGTACTGCTTCTTGAAATCACCCCTCGTTGCATTGTTCTTCATTGACCGCTTGAAGTAATAATCAGTCATATGGTCATTGATGTAGATGAATCCTGCATCATGCATCTTGACGAAAGTATGGTGGATCAAGTCATTTGGATCTCTGGTAAATGATCCTGCATACCTTCTCAGTTCATTGTAGTTTCGTGATATGTAATCACTCAAATTCATTTGCCAACTTTCTGTAATGCTCTGCAAGGTCTTTCAATTCCTGCAAGGTGTGTTTGATGATTAACTGGTTTCCCTTTCTCACAAGTTCATCTGCAGTTCCTTCTCCGTACACTTCATCCAATCTCAAGCCAAAGGTGTATTGCTGACCAGAATTGGTCATGTTGCAATTCTTGCATTGGAATTGTACGTTCTGCTCATCCCATCTGGTACTGAACTTGGCTCTGGTTTGGAAGTGTCCTGCATCAACTTTCTTCCAGTGCATCTCCTTAGAACAAGTAAAGCACCTTCCATATCCTCGATGGTCGGTGCTTCGTAATCTGATGTATCTGCTGAATTCACGATCTAACTTGATGACCGCTTTTGCTCTCGGTGATTTAGGTGTGCGTGCCATAATGAAATTTCGTCTAAGATACGTCTTTTTTCACTCTGGATGAGGCAGGTGTTTCTCACCACAAACTTCTCAGTTTTCTCACACCATATCACTTCCTGCTTCCTTCCTTTGATAAGAAATTCCTCCAAGTTTTTGACGTACCTTATTAAGTTCGTGGTGGATATGTAATGCCCATTCGTTGTAGTTTCTTGCTCGCTCTGGCTCATAAGTGCTTTTGATTTTCATGTTTGTTCGTGTTAGCTACAATATGCATTTAGTTTAGTGCTTGTAGCCAGTATTATTTCTCGGCAAAGCTGATCAGGAATTTTTGAGCGTTCATAATTGCCTTTTAATCCTTGCGTTCCTGTTCGTGATCCTCTTGGTGCTGATTCGTGGTGGCAGTGTTTGTTTCCATTTTTACATTCAGGTCTTGGTTTCCATCCATTTTGGTTAAACAAGCTATAAAGATTATTTGTCCAAATATCAGTCGGCTTTGCTCGTTTATCTCCATAAGTACAGTACCACACAGTTGCTTTAGGTACTCCTTGCATAAAGTCCATTTTTCGCAAATATCCTCTTGGGTTTTCAATGTAATAATCACAACAAAAATGCTTAATCAGTTTTAATGTATTCAGCACCAAACGATCACTCTTGGCTGCAAATTCAGTCTTTGGCTTTCCGTTATCTCTATGCGTACTAATAGCGGCAATAGAATAAGTCGTACAAGGTGGAGATGCCCATATCATATCTGGCTTAAAAGGTATTTGGTCAGGTGTCAAAAATTCTATATCCGCAGCAAGGTCTATACCTTCAAACGGCTTTATGTCCACCGAAAAAACTTCGTGTCCTAATTGTTCCGCAGCTTTGCCTATTGATCGGCTTCCTGCATATAATTCAAGTATCTTCATGATAAGTCGTTCATATAGTAGCTAACTTCTTCTTGATATGCTGTCATCTCTCTGTTTGTTTAGTGAATTGGTTATAAATGGGTGTTGTGGGTAACAAAAATTATCACACCTCGCTTTCTAATGGGTTAAAGTCATTATCATCAACTTTTTTCATTTTTACTTTTGTGTCCATTTGGTAAACTTGCCCACATCCAGAACATTTTACATAATAAGCAAAGTACCCATCATAATGGTTATGTTCAGCACATTCGCAGTGGAAGTCCATACATACGTCAGTTCCTTTCCATTGTATAAAATTGTTTTCGTATTTAAATCTCATCTCTCTGTTTGTTTGGTTTGTTACTATATCAGTGATAGTTGTGTAGTGTTCTCCTTGCGCTGAATGTTCAATGCAGTTTCAAAGATTGTTCTCCCAGCTTCGTAATCTACCAAGTTGCGAGCAATTTTATCTGTTCTTTGATTGCCTTTGTATTTGTAAAAGTCAAATTCGTGAAATGCACACCATTTACTTACTTCATCTTTACCCTCCATTATAGAAGATTGACGCTCGTTCAAATTGTTTGGTAAATTAAAATTAGTCCAATACAAGTGTCTACCTCGCTTTTTAGCAGGTATCAATGGTTCGTAATATGGTATTACATTTTCAACTACATATTTACCATCAAACCACTTATCCAAGAATATAATTTCTTGGTATAGTTTCATGTCTGGATATGTACTTTCCGTTGTGTTTCTTCTGGCAAATCTCGCTCTGCTATGTGTTGGACAAGGTGGCGAAGTCCAAATAAAATCGAAGTCCTGGTAATTATCCAAAAGGTATTGATGCGCATCCGTTATGATTACTTCATCATTTGGAAACCTCTCTTGGTATAACTTGGCTAATTCTTCATCCCATTCAACCGCTGTTACTTTTAGGTTTACCCCAGCTTCTTGAGCTACTTCATCCCATTTGTATCGGTTACCGCCTAAGCAAGCATAAAGGTTTAATATCTTGTATTTCTTCATCTTTTGTTCTTTCAATCCGTTAAACAAAAGGAGAAGATCCAACTGCTTTGCTAACCTCCTTCACTCCTCCCTTTGGCAATTTTTTTATTTCGCCCAGTTAGGCAGGGTTAATAATTCGATTTTCTGTGAGTAGGTTTCTGGCATTCCATCCCACTCTTTGAACTTCTCAATCAATTCGTAAAGTAATTGCTTTCCTTTGGTGATCATCTCAAAGTCCATCTCATACACTGCGATGTTGTAAGGAGCAGAACTTTCAACTGCAATCATGTAGTATCTGTCCTTGCCAGTCAATTCGCAATAGATTGCCGCTTGCAGATGGTAGTTCATGTTGTACGCATCTCTGGCAAATTTATCTGGTGATGCATCTTGGCAACTCTTGAGGTCTGCTACATAATCACTTCCGATGATGTCTGCATATCCTCTGAACGGCAAACCTTGTATCTCTCCCTCCAGAAAGACCTCCACATCCTCAGTCAATATTGTTCTGGAATGCTCATATCCGTAAAACGAACCACTCATGGCAACAATGTCATCATAGTCTTGTGATGTCAATACCTGCTTCCCTTCGTTCTCGCTTGAGAAGTTTGCCCAAGTTTCCTTTCCAACTTTTGTCCTGCGATCCACTTTAGGTGCAATCGCATATTGGTCGAGGAACTTGTCTGGCTCAAGAGTTAATACATGGAATGCCGATCCCTTAATCATGGCAGGAGTTGTTTCCTGCTCTCGGTTGATGTACTGCAAAAAGTGATTTGGACTCTTTGCAAATTGCTTAATGCTTGAATAGCTTAGTGTTCTCATGGTGTTTTGTTTGTTTGTTTGTTGGTGCAATATAGAAAAGTTTTTTAATTACTCGCTATTTTTTTTCAATTTATTTACTTCCTCATCTGTCAATCCAAGAAAGTCCTTGTGTTCTGCAATGTACTGAGCGATGTCTATGTTCTCCAGTCTGTGTTTGGATGAACGCTTCTCTGGCACATACACCACCTCCTTTGCTTTGATAGTGTGATTGTACTCCTCCTGCTCTCTGGCTTTCCTTCTGGCATCACACTTTAACTGCTCATATTGCGAAGCGAAGTCAAGTAACTCTGCAATCTTCAATCGCTCGTAGATCTTGTATTGTCCTCTGATTATTTTCTGGAAGAACAAAAGGAAGTCCTCTGGTGTCCAACTCGGTGCATAGTCCAGAAGTGCATCCACTGCCATTTGATACTGCTCAGTTCCTTGCAATCGCTTCTTGGCATCAACGTACTCTGATAGCTTGGCAACTTGATACAACAACCATATCTTGACCTCTGTATTGTTCTCCTTGCGTAGGATGCTGATTGTTCTGGTATTGTCAAGTGCTTGGTCCACACTTTGCACTGGCTTGATTTGCAACTTCTCAGCGACCTGCAAGCCAATCTGCTGATACTTCTGTATCTCCATTGTTTTGATTGTTTGATTGTTTGACGTCGAATAGACCTTTCCATCCGTTCTCCAAAGATTGGACGATTATTTGAATTGCTTTCTGCTCATTTCCATTGCTCAAGTTGGCTAACTTGTTCAATCCTGCCTGCTCGCTCTGGATGCTTTTGTATTTGAAGTTGTGTTCATTTGCTTTATACTCTTTCCATTGCTCCCACAAATTCATAAACTCAAGACCATCAAAAGGAAACACCACATCTCTTCTCTTATCTTCTCTTTTCTTCTCTATTCTATTCTTCTCTTCTCTTATCTTCTCTGTTGACACTTGTTGCTCATGTGTTAACACTTGTTGAACACTTGTTGAACTGGTGTTGCCTTGTGTTGAACGCTTGCTTCTTTTTGCCGCACTGACTTTCCCTGCTCTGGATCGCTTCTCACTCATCTCTTGAATGTCCTCAAGTTGCTTATCCAAAAATGAGATGCAGATCTTTATTCCATCCACTTTGATTGCTTTGTACTTGATTAACTCATCAAGATGGAAGCATTCTTCTTCTGCATCCCCAAAAGTCATCAGACCTGCCACATTCCAATACAAGCACAACAACCGAATGTAATCTGCTTGCGCTTCTGGAGAGCATCTCTGGATCTTGCCCATGAACCACTGAGCAGGACTAAACTTAAACCATGTGTAATTTTCCATTTGTTTGTTTTGTTTTGCCAAAATTAGAAAAAAA